CTCATCACCCTGCGGAAGCTGAATTGTCTTGTTTGCTCTGTTTTTTACTTGTAAAAAATTCAATGTCCTTACCTCCTTTATTTGTGTTAAACTGCAACTTCCACATAATTTCTTGTTGTATCAACATACAGAACAAAACCTCTGCCTGTAGTGTCTGTTCCTGTTGCAGCACGAACCGTCCCATTACCATCAGCAACAATTGCTTGACCAATAACAGGAGCCGTTCCAGTGTACGTAAATTTATGAACACGGCTATAACCCAACACCCAAATACCTAACGGAGTAAAAGCGTCTGTTACATCGTGTTTAGCAATTGCTTGAATTTCTGCGCCATCAGTAGCAGGAGCTACATGATTCGGGCCTGTAGTAGCAAACGTTAAAACATCATTTGCCTTTACCGGATTTGCTTCCGAAGCTACAGGGCAATATACAGTTGTACTCAATCCATAGCTATCAGGTACTTGTCCACCAGCTCTAGTCATTACTCGTCACCTTCCTCAAAGAAATTGTCTTTATCTGGGTCAATCTTGAATGAATTGTCTTCACTTCGGTTGTCATCATCACTTGGAAGTTGGTCATCCTGTGTTTGACGACCACCTACAAAACGCTGTTTAGCTAAACGCTCGTAAGAATCAATCTCGTCTTTGATGTGGTCAATATCACCAGATAGAGACAACATTTGACGGTATGAATCCGCATTGAACGTATCGCCTTGTGCTTTCACACGGCTTGCAACAGCAGTGTCGATAACATCAGCTAAATAACGTCTGCCTTGTTGAGCTTCACGCTTTAACTGGCGAATAGCTTGTGTGCTGCAGTAGTCCTTTCCTAATTCATTACGAAGTTGGATGTCCTCTGGTTGACGGAACGGATCTCCTTCTTCGGATAAAATGTCATACACTACCGCTTTCTCAATTTTGTTTTCTCGAATTGCTGAACGAATATCATCCAACAAACTATTGCGTGCTTGTGCTCCCATATTCTGTTCCTCCTTTGTTTGTTGTCGTTTTGGTAAATAAAAAGAACGCTTCCCCTTTCCATCATCGAGACGAATAGAGTAAGTGTTCTCTAGTTTCATAATGTGATTTTGATTTAGCTGACCTTGCCCATAGAAGGCTCTTGCTTTTTCAATATAAGCACCAGGGCAGGCTCCTTTGTAAACGGTGCTAACCTCTCTCAACGTGGCATCGACTATCCAAGCAAAAGTTAATTCGCCTCGTTCGTCTTCCATGCCTGGGAAATGCTCACATTCCCAATCAAACAAGTCTCTTCCACAAGATGAGCAACGGTAATACATATTGTCCCCACCAAAACCAACGGACATATCACGTTGAATGCCTGTCTTAATGGCTCTGATAGACTGATTTGTATTTACCCCATTCACTTCTGTGTCTGTGGGGATGTACCAAAATCCACGAACAGAAGTTAATTTTTGCTCTGAATCTGTAATGACTTCACCGTCATATGAACGTCCATAAGGGACTTGTGAAATATCATGTCCATTCATCAGGCTTACACCATCTTTTAGATTAGCAGCATAGTTTCGTAGAGTTGTATAAGGGTCCATCTTTGTTAAATAAGCATCCATTCTGTCATTGGAACAAATACCGCTAAAAGGAAATAATTCATCCATGCTTCTAAACGGCTCCATCGTATGACGGTTAATCAAGTCCAATGTCGCTTGTGCTTCCTCTTCTTCAACCTTTGAGGCAGCTACCCTCATAGGGATTTCAACAAGTGCGCTACTCAATAATTTCACCTCCCTTCAAGTTAAAAGAAACATTCTAAAACTACCCACAGTATCAGTAACAGAACTAATATATAAGCAATGTACATGGTTCAGCCTCCTATCTATCGAAGTACTGGACATACACCATATTTCTGTTATGTGGCACTTTCTTTATTTTCTTAATGTCAATGCTGTTTGATTTGTGATACATAACAAGCATTGGTCTTACATCTTCTTCTTTATCAAGTTGCAGGAACGCCCTCACTACGTCACCGTGCAAAAAATAATCGACAATATAAAGTTGCATTTTACATATCCTCACCCTCTAAAATCCTTTGATAGTGGCAACGGCACGAAATTACATTGCTTGCAGATGCGCCTAAAGAAGTGTCGGACGGAAATAGTAAACTCTCATACTCACCTTTTCCATTAGCCACTCTAAACGGTTCGTCTAACGCAACCACTTGACCACTTGCTTCCCGATGCCCTGGGCGTGTTCTCTCTTGCATTGCAGACACCCATTTCTTACCGATGACAATTCCACTCTGGCGATCAGCATGGAACTGACCACTACGAGCAGCACTGATAATTTCAGTTCTAGCAATCGTTTCAGCTCTGGAATCACTGAAGGCATATGAATCTTTCAGCCCTTCTACTGCCTTCTTGATCGTGTAATCACCCTCATAGACAACATCCCAAAGTACTTGGAGCACTTCCATGTCAGTCACACCCTGAATGAGTTGTGCTTCCCTTAATGACCGCTCTTGCAACCATCTGAGCATGTTCTCGTCTCTAGGGTTAAATATCATTTCAAGGTCTAAATCTAACAATGAAGCAGTTCCAGCAATGTTAGCTGCATCTGTCATATAATCACGAGCAATATCTCTGAAACTCGTAACATCTTCCTCTGAATCTATCGTAATGTTGGCTCTTACCCAGAACATAAAGTTATCTGGAGGACTAGGCTGTTCATCACGACAAAAAGACTTCAAGGAACGCAAGTCTGCTAGAATCACAGTCGGCAAGCTACCAGCGCTTTCAAGCCTCTGAATATATTTATCTCGTTGTTCTTTTAAAAAGCGAAAATAAGCCCTTCTCGCCTTTGTAGTGTGCTTTGCAACATCAGAAGCCCAGCTCTCTTTTATTCCAGCTACATAATCATCTTCATCCTGTCGAGTAAAGAGGACTTTTTTTTTAACCTTCTTGAGCTTTCTTCATCTGTCTGATCACTTGAATCTGACTGTGATTCTTCATCTTCTTGTTCATCTTCACCTGCACCTGAATCTACAGATGTAGGAGCAGATTCACGAACAGGTTCATTAACAGCCTCATGTCCAACCATATCAAGGGCTGCCTCATCGTTGTCAATCCAACCCTGATTCACTTGAGCAATCTTAGTTGTTGTTTCAATCTGTTCAGCTTCGGCATCAACTTTACGGTCAGTAGTTGGTATTTCATCAAATGTAAGTTTAGTCGTTCCTTGAATACCGTGAATCTGCAAGACCACATTATAAGCACGTTCCAGAAGTCGTTTAATACCACGCTGGACGCTTTCAATACCTTTAACATAAATCTGCCATTGGATAGTTCCGTGGGTTTCGGTGCTGCCTTCATTGCGTCCTAGCAAAATAGGTAACTGCTTCAAGGACGTTACAATCTGCTGATTAATAACATCAATGACTCGTGTTATATCCAAGTTTGCAGAATTAGAATTTCCTCCAGTCATTCCAATTTCAACGCTGTCCGTGTGGAAAAAATCTGCATCTGGCTCTAAGTCATTCATCTGTTCTTGAATCTCTTGAACATAGCCTTGTACATAATCCCTTACAGCTTCTGGACCTTGAAACTTAATCTCATCTGGCATGTTCTCAATAATGGCCTCTTCTAAAATCTTAATGTCAAAGCGCTTATGTCCTTGATGATGAACCACTTTCTTGAGGTCTTTAAGCACTTCAATCTGGAAGAAGACAATTTGCAATACCGGTAGGATTGGGCTACGTCCGTGCGGGTCAGACACATCTGGGTCCAATGGGTAGTAGAAGACTGTCTCTTGATTGAGCACTTTATAAGTACCGTCTATCTGCTTTTGAACCAGATTGATTTCCCTTGTTTCTTCATCCCTTTTAAAATCCAACGTGGATGGATCTACAGCATGAAAGTCTACAACTTCGTCAATATTCTCCGAAAGCTCTACTTCAAGTGCAATGGCTCCCTGAGTATAGGAAGTTAACAGAAGAACGTTTATAAGCTGATCTGCACCGCCACCATAAAGCTTTCCTACATTCTTTGCATACTCATTCAGCAAATCCGTTGCTTTCTTGTCAACTACTCCTGTTTTGCTGATTACCTCTAGTTCATGCGATGAGTTGGCGAGTCGCAACAGGTTCCAGATTGCCATTGATGCATCTGGATTTAAATCCCTTATGATTTTAAGATTTTCCATGATTTCCTTGCTTTTATAGGAATCTCTAGGAATAACCGCTTTATCGTACCAAGAAAAAGGCTGTTCCCATTTATCATAGGTCTGCCTTCCACTGACTCGACCAATTGCATTTCTGGTAGAAGCATTTACAATCTGCCGAATATCATAATCAATTCTTTTCTTGTTAAAAGATAACCAATTCCAGAATCCCAATATCTCACCCCCTTTACTGACGTTTCTTTATTCCACCAACAACAGGATTGACAGCACGTTTTCGGTCTTTCCTTACAAACAGTTTGTCAAAGGCTCCAGACACGCTATCTACCATGTCATCGTGCGAACCATTAGGAAAGCTAGTCGCTTCATCGAGGAAGTCATTAATCCATGCACCTTTTACTAAAAAGATATTTCCTGCCTCTGCTGCAGAAGATACCGGATTCGCTCTAACCTCTTTGCTACCTGTTACCTTATCAGCATAAAAAGCAAATCCCTTTAAGACATTTCGCTGGTAATGGTCAATAACTCCAACACCACTAGAACCAGGTTCTTGCTCCATATGAACCGACACCTCTCGTCCATCTTGAGTAGCAACGTTATATATCAATTGCTCAACACCCTTTGGAGTCGTTCTGTCACGAGTAATATCAATAATCCAATACTGCCCGCCTTTCTCCATCATGAGACAGCCAGCAGTCCAGTCAGGGTCTTTCCCCTCTTTCGGTTCAGTTGCAGCCAAATCCCAATAACGAACAAAACGACCATCACTAGGATAGTCTTCTACAATCTTGAACCAATGTCTCTTAAACTTATTACCGTCAGCTCTGACTTCCCAATCACCGTGCAATAATTGCTCTCTGGTTAGGGGATCGAGTTCCATTAGACTCTCTTTGTATTCCTTTTTATCCAAGTATGGATTATCGTCTAGCTTTGCAGAAACAAAGATACGGTTTTTCTTTTCACCTTCAACAAGGAACCTTTGTTTTACCCATTCATGACCTCTGCCCCCAGGATTGGAAGCAACTCTGGCTCGAATAGGAACATTGGAACCATCCAACCTACGTAAACGAGAAAATAAATACCTATACTGAGACTCTTCAAATTGCGTCAGTTCGTCAAAACCAACGAATTGGTATTCTGACCCTTGATAGTTGTATTTATCCTTCTCTGTGGCTAAATAGGCAAACGTCAGGGTGGCTCCACTTGGAAACGTCCACTGTTTGTTTGCTTCACTCCAATGTGCGTCAGTTGTGTCTAGCCATTGGTGAGCCCTGTCCATCAAAGCTCCTGGGAGTGCCAAGTCTTTATAAGTCCGTCTAAAGATAATGGCTGCATAATCAGGAACATGAACATATTGCAAGGCTGCCATTAACAAAGCGTCTGATTTACCGCCTCCTGCAGCTCCACCGTACAGAGATTCACGAACATTCAACAAAAGGAATTCCGCTTGCTTACTTGTCGGCATATGAGGAATATATGGATTTTCAGCTATCGTTGCCCTCATTACCGCCTTCATCCGTGCTATCTCCCTGCGTTGCGAGTTTGTAATAAATGTCTGTGTATTCTTCGATTTGTTTATCGACTCTGTGCTCATGTTTCTGACTCACCTCCCCACCATGTTTAAGCTCTTGAATTTCTACTGGCTCACCTCTTGCGGTACGTTCAATTTTGGTAGCAATCTCGTACCATTTGATAACTTCTGCAGGTGATAATTCTTCTGGTTTTATAGAGTTCAATCTTTCAATTGCCTTACCCTGAAAAGCCATTGCCGTATTAGCATGTCTTTTCATCATCTGCTTTCTGTCTTTAGCCTCTTGTAGCAAGGCTTTTCTGTCCATTTCAGCATCGTATGATTGAGCACGTTCTACCCACTCATATTTGCTACTCCATCTCTCTAAGAGCGAAACGGATTTACCCAACTTTTCCCCTACTTTTGCGATACTTCTATCAAGTCCCATATTTCGGTATTCAACGAACGCTTCAAATGCCTTTTTTGTCTCCCCTTCTTGACGCTCAAAAGGCTGTCTTTTCGGCTTTCTGCCCAATCTTAATCACCGCTCAAATATTCGGCTGCCCAATACTCAAGGGCTTGCCATTTGTTCTTTTTGGACACATCGCCTTTGCTTAACATTCTGTCAACCGCTCGTTTGATTACCGCTATACTTTCAGTAGGAACATATTCTGTGCCTAATACACTCGATAAGGGAACAAAAGACTTGTTATGTTTGGGTTCTCCTGCTTCATCCAGATAGCCCTCTTGCAAGTCCTCCAGATGTCTCTCGAATATATCTAAAATAATCATGATTGCTGTTGCTCCATTGTGAATATTAAACGAGCCTTTCACTTTTTCCAGTGAATCAAGCATACGATCATATTCAGAAAAACGAGCTACAATTGCGTCACTCGTTATCATGTCAGTTGCCATTTCAAATGTTTCTAACAATCTATCAAGCTCATTGGGCAAAAACAGAAACTGAACAGTTGCATAAGTAAGCTGTGATTCGGTAATGCCAGGAATCTCAACCTTATCCAACTGCTCAAGAATCTTATCGTCAAGTCCTGCATAATACTTCATGTCCAGATTTTCAATTGCGTCATACAGTTCTTGCAAAATCATAGGGTCATCTTCACCAGCAATGGCATTATGACTTAATTGAATAGCAATCTGTTTATCTTCGCTCAAAGGCTCATCAGTATAAATAACTGGAACCTCTGTTAATCCCGCTGCTATTGCAGCCTTACACCGATGATTACCGGATAAAATTTTGTACTTTCCATTTTCCTGCAGATAACAAAAAGGAAGAGAGCTTAATTGCCCATCTTCCTTGATATTATTGACTAGATTTTGAAATTGCTCGTTTTTCATAAATCGTGCATTTTTCTCTAAGAACTCAAGCTGATCTACAGGAACAATCGCTATTTTCCGCTTGCCCCCAAGCTTTGCATTTATTGAGTCGATTTGCTGTGTTTGTTCATCCACCATTTTAACCCCTCCTGTAATGTCCATTTACCTGCCTGTCCTGTGTAATTCAATCGAGGTGGATCTTCTTTTCGGCTATGTAACTCGAACAACCCTCGATATTTCATCGAAACAGGCTTTTCCGTAAATGCTGTAGTTGAAACTGTATGAATTCTTCCGTTAATGCTTTGTTCAAATAAGAACTTCACTTCTTTGCTCAAGACACAAGCCAGAATTAATTTACTCAATCGCTTATACTTCACAGGCCGTATTACAAAATCACTCATGAGATAAGCGTCCATATTTGAAAATTGAGACCTTGCTAATCCCATAGCACCAATTAGCTTTCCATCTACAAGAACCGCTAAGTTCATAGCTGCAGAAGCTGGAGCAATGCCAGGATTCAAATACAAACTTCTCAATGTGTTCATTTGCCCTTGAGTAATTTTGACCAATGTAATTTTAGAGTCCTCAGTGATTTCCGTTTCTTCATTGGCTCTTGGCAGCTTTACATGTTCCGTCTTCTGGTGAGGCATAGTTATACGCTTTGGTGACTTACTAGCATATACGATTACAGGCTTGCTTCGTAATGAAGTCTGAACCTTTCCTACCTCGTAGCCTTCTAAACCGTCAATCGGTTCGTCTCTTGCCATCATCCACTCTTTCTTTTCCTTCACGGCTTCAACCATGACACCCAACCGCTCCGTATCAAAAAGTTCATATGGAGGTTCTTCCCAATCAAATGCGTCTTCAAATGCTTTGTAAAGTCGCTCATAACCACCTGTATATGTAGGAGGAAATGAAATAAAGGCTTGGTCATTGGGAGAATTAATTGCCCAATCTACTACGTCACCAGCCCAGAACTCATTGAGCTTTAAGCCCTCAATACCTTTTGCTATCTTCTCCATTGTTTCTTGATGAAGTCTTTCCCATTGCGCCTTATACGCTTCACGCTTCCTTACGAAAAATGGTTCTTCACGATAATAACCATCTAGCATCGTGGTACATAAAAGGATGGTCGCCAACTTGGGCAAACCATCCTCCATATAAGGCTCAAGCCAGTTTAAATTTTCATCCTTAATTCCAATGTCTAACGATTCTCCAGCTAAATGTTTTCCAATATTGCAGGTATACATTGACACGTCATTTCCGTGTAGTTGAAAATTGCGATCTCTTAAAATCCGCTCAATCGTGAAATTACCAGAACAACCAATATAGACATGTTCACTTTCCCATCCTCTTGTTGTTTCAGATAACAATGCTCTTAAATCTTGATTAATACTCCCTACAAACAATTCATTTCCTCCATTTCCTTAAACAAAAAGAACGCCCATAAAAGGCGCTCTCTACTTATTTTAAATTTCTAGTGGACACTCACTGCAATTTTGGTCTTCACATTGAGCACAAGGTATAATCTTTTCCTGACAATTTGTACATGTATGAGGTTTAAAGATTCTAGGCAACTCTACCTCTGCCTGACAAAGGGGACACCATTCGGATACCATATGATTTTCGCAAATGAATTGTGAATCATCCCATGTGTACCCACCGAGGAAGGAATCTACTGAACCAATATACCCCATCTCATTTATAACTTTTTGTAACCAGTCTCTTGGAACATCGAAATATCCGTTGTGATTTACATTCTTATATGTGTACAATCTAACCATTTCTACCGCTACAGTATTACTCATTATGAACATGCCCCCATTTTCTTCATATACGGTTTTTCAATTCTGTTCTGAAATACTTCAATACCTTTTGCAATTTCTGTTGCTGGGTCTTTACCGATCTGCTTATAGAAGGTTGGATGAACTAAGCACTCAAACGCGCAAACCATTTGCTTATGTTCTTCTTTTGTAAGACCAGATTTGAAGGTCTTGGCAATTGCCAAAGCCTTCTTTACCTCGCCTTTTTGGAACAACTCAACTGCTTGCTGTGTTTTAGTAATCATTCTTTTCATCCTCCCATCTTCTAAATTCAATTTCCTCATTGGTCATTTCGTAAGTCACACTACCGATTCCATCTAAGACCAGATTTCCTTGTTCCGATACTCTAATTTCAACTTCAACCCATTCACCGCTTATGTTGATAGTTGCTTTTGTAGTCATTCCCCCTCGATCTCCTTCATGATTTCATCCTTGCAAAAATCTATATAGTTGCTAACATCGTCATTCAAGCTTTGGTCTAAATAATCTTGAAGCCTGTGTAATACCGCTTCGTATGATTCTTCCGTTAATGGAATATCGTTATTTTCCATCATCATCTCAACCTCTGAGCGATAAACCCGATAAACAACTGTTTTGAACTTGGTCTAATACCATTAATGCCGATACTTCGGAAAACACTTCTTTTTCCACTAGTACTCTGTCATTACAATCATAAGCAGAAACATGAATGCCATTTTCCACATTTTCAATTTTGTCAACATAAGCATACCCATTAGGTAAGCCTATGTCGTTACAACCAATACCGCCATTTGTTACATCGCTATATACACTTTTTAATACTGAACTCAATTCCATTACTGAACACCCGCCCCATTTTTATTTTCATTGCTATCGATTACGAATAAGAAAAATTCAAATTGAAAACCTGTCAGAATGAAAAACACTTCGTCTATTGCGCTTCTCTCTTCCAGTGTTCCGTTTTTATAGAGAGTGACTAGCCTTTCAGCTAATCCCTCACTATCTGCCTTACGGAAATCAAGATTGAATTTCACTTCTTCAAAAATTGCGCCTAGTAAATATTCAATTTGTGCCATATTGCCTCTTACCGCCTTTCGCCTCTTACTCGCCTTTTAAAATTCAAAATCAAAAATAGATGGTTTCTTGTTA